GACCATGATGATTTAGTGGACTCAACCACACAAGCCATCATGCGATTCAGACAAGGTGGGTTAATACAACACCCTGAAGACTACGTTGACGAGCAAGTCAATAAAACTAAAAGGAATTATTATTAATGTTAAATAAGTTTATTATAAACTTTATTGCTAAAAGAGTTGCCGGCCGTGCAGATGATGGCATCATGATTACATTATCAGATCCTAAAAAAGTACAATTTCAAGCAGCAATGCTAGAAGATTTATTGATGCGTAATGGGTTTAATCCAGCAGATATAACTAGTGAACGACAATTAAAAAATATTTTAAATCAAATTGATATTATTCAAAAACAATCAACAACTACATCAGGGATTAGAAACACACAGTCAGCAAAAGTATTTGATCTTGAAGGTAAAGAAATACCACCAGGATCTAAGATTATGGGTGGTCAAGCAGTTGATGACATGCCACCACCAGGAAGCAGAGGTGGTGATGATGATATTGCAGCGCCAGTACAATCTGCAGAAGAGTCATTACGAGATATGACTGAGGCAGAAATAAAAGCAAACCTAGAAGCACAAAATAAATCTGCGATTGAAAAAATTTTAAAAAGAAAAAACAGAGAAGACGTTTACGGTATTGAGGACTATGACACAACAAACATGTCAGAGATCAAAAAAGAAATTATAAGAACAGAAACTAAACTAGGTAATCTAAATCCAGACAGTCCTGATTTTAGAGAAAAAGCAAAAACATTATCAGACAGAATTATAGCATTAAAAAATAAAATGCGAGATGACAAAGCAGATGGTGGTATCATGCGTCTTGGTTTTAAAGACGGTATGAACAGAAGAACGTTCTTAAAATTATTAGGTGGTGCAATGTCTATACCAATCATAGGTAAAATTTTTAAACCATTTAAGATTGGTAAAAAGGTAACTCAAGTTCCAATAATTAAAACAGATAATGTTGCAGGTAAACCAGAATGGTTTGATCAATTAGTTAACAAAGTAATCATTGAAGGAGATGATGTTACAAAAAGATTTGCAACAGCTGAAAGACAATCTATTCACCAGAAAACATTAGATGATGGTTCCGTGGTCCGAGTTACAGAAGACGTGGATGATGGTGCTGTAAGAGTTGAATACGAAAGTGAAGCTAATGTTTATGAAGACACAGTGCAAATGCAATATAAAAAACCATTACCTGATGAGGGTGATCCAAGACCATCAGCAGAGTTTACCACAGCAGAGTCAGGTCCAGTTGGAAGAGCCGATGGCCCCGATGATTATTCTATAGACATAGATGAAGTTGGTGGCACAAGTATTAGTGATTTAACATCGGATGTTTCAAAACTAAAAGAGTATGCAACAGGTCAAAAACCTACTCTAAAAGAATTTGTACAATCTAAAAAAAGAAAAGATAAAGCTAAAAGAATAACAGAAGGTGGAGAAGCTGAAATGGATGCCGTTATCGAAAGACAAGGTGAGTTTATAGAAAATGATCTTGTAGATCTTGATCCACCTGATTTTGCATCAGGCGGTATCGCTAGAATGTTAGGTGAGTAATGGAAGACCTACAAGATAAAATTATAGAGTTGATGGATCTCTTCGACGGAGAGGTCACGACAGCAGACAAGATAGACAGACCACAAAGAGCATTAGACAGAGAAGCTATCGATGATTTCATGAAACGTAATCCAATGATGGATGGTGGTATGTTGGTGCAACCAAGTGCTGATGGATCTAGACCTGGGTATGCTAAAGCTAGATATGATGATCCAAGATCAAACATAAAAGTTGGCGATGAATTAGGTAAAGGAATACAACAAAGAAAAATAGATAAATATACAAGAACAGGTTTTCCAAAATACATATCTTCTGCAGGAATTAAAAAGAAAGGAGAATCAAATACTTTAACAACCAACAGTTTAGAAGATGCTATTGAGGCAAAAAAAACTTTAATAGAAAAAAGAGGTGGATTAGACAAAAGAAAAAGACTTGAGGGTTCTTATGAAGTGTTGTCTGAAGATCCGTTATTTGAAAAATTTTTTAAAGAACAAATAGAAAGTAATCAACAAATTAAAAAGGCTATGAAAGCAAATAATTTAACCAAATCTAATTCTTTAGAGGAAATTTTTAATGCACTTAGTAAAGAAGCGACAAAAAGTGCTAATTTAACTAGAGCAGGTAAAAAAAATCCTAGTGGTGTTTCTGGCTCTGCTGTAGGTAATTTACAACGAACTTTTAATAAAGTTTTTAAACCAAAACAAAAGAATATTGGAAAACTAACTGTTAATGATTTAGTTAAAAAATTAGATGATGTTGGAATTAAAACTACACCTAATATGATTAGAACATATTTAAGGTATGGCGACTCTAATTATAAAGTAAAAAAATATCCAGTGGAAACACAGGCTTATATAAATGAACAACAAAGACTAAGAAGTGGAAAAGCTTTTGTAAATACTTTGAAAGATTTAGGAATTAATGTTGAACGTTTTAAAGCTGATCCTAATAGACCTTCAAGAGCAAAACCTGGGGCTAATCCTGCTTTTAGCGCAGGTCAAATTAGATTTGATATATCAGAATCTCAATTTAAAAATCTTGCACAAAGTAATTTTTTTCAAGAAGATCCTACGTATGGAACACTCTTAGATAAATTTACTTCGCAGTCTAAAAAATCTGATGAGTATAAATTAAATCTTTATAGAAAAGATAGTGAAAACATAATGCTTTTAAAAAGAAATTTAAATAAAACCATAGACAGTTTATCCGATACAGAATTAAAAAATTTTATTGAAAATAATCCAAAATTAAAAAATTTAGTTACATCTTATTTTGATTCTGAAACAGGAGAAATAAAAAATTATAAAACTTTAGACGAAGTGTCAAATCTAAGAGACAAAATTAGATTTGAAAGAGATCACATTCGTGGAAGATCTACCGTAAAATATGATCCTGCAACTAAAAAGATAATGGATGGTTTAGACATAGAATATCCAAAAAATTTATACATTGTTCCTAGAGGAGTTAATAATGCTACAAAAAGAACAGTAGAAAATTATGTAGCTTTAAACCCTAACGAAAAAACAAAAATTAAAAAAATTGATAAGTGGTTTAAAGATAATGATTTAACTTATTATGATAGAAATAATAATAAATATAGAGGTGCAACTCCTAAAATAACTAACACTGATTTATCTCATTTAGGTTTAACTAATGAGCAGGTATTATTAAGTGATAAAGTTAATCCAAAAACTGGAGAGCTTGTAATAGAAAAAGGACCTGTGCTTTTAGAAAGAATAAAAGAAAGAAATAAATTTTTAAGTAATCTCGTGGCTAATAGTAAACTACCTAAATGCACGGGTGAGTTTAAAGCAGAAGGTGGTCGTATTGGTTTTAAATTTAGTGATGAATGTATTAGAGATGGTTTAAATGAAACTAAAAAGAAAGCAGTGGCTGGAGATAAAAAAGCTGCAAGACAATTAGTTGAGACAGCAGAAGCTGCATCAAAAGGTGGTAGACTATTAAAAAATGTCCTAGGTCCAGGTGCCATTCTTGGTGAAGCAGTATTCGAAGGGGCAATTATCGGTAATAAAGTTTTAGGTGGCAAGCCTTTGAAACAAGCATGGGCTGAAAGTTATTTATCTTATCTTGATCCAAGAAAATATTCTGGCGAGTTAGATCCAACATTATTACAACGAGAACAAATGTTAGAGAGCACAGCTGATAAAAATATTTTAAGATCAGGATTTGCAGCACAGGATCAATTGTCAGCTTTTAACAAAGCTCTTCAAGATAGAGAACTTGCAAAAGCAAGAGGAAGAACAGATCAATACAATGTGGCTGCAGCAGACGCAAGAGAACAAGGTAGATTTGCAGATCAATCTGCAGACATAATATCTAGTGAGGCATTCAAGGATGCATCAAACATTGCACAAGAATATATACAAGGACAAGAAGGTCAAAGAATGTTTCCGTTTAATCAATTTAAACAATCGATAGGTGGATTTGAAAGTGGTGAAGCTAAAGATTTTAGACGAAGAAAAGAAGAAGAGATGAAAAATTTATACGAACAATATTCTGATGATCAAATAAGATCATTTTTAAAACAAGAATTAGGCACAAATGATGATAAATTAATAGATAGATATCTTGAACTTACAGGTGTTACAAAAAGAATTACACCTGCAGTTACAACAACTTTGAGTGGATTAGATGTATTAAGAACAGGTGATCAAATAGAACAAGCAAAACAAAGAATAGCAGATGCGGGTGGCGTTGCTAATTTAGCAAAGGGTGGACGTGCAGGTTTTATGGCAGGAACTATACCAGGTGGTTATGGCAAACAGGCTAACAGATATTTAAAAGAGATAGAATCAGATATGCATAAAGGTTATCAGTATTACAAAAAGCATGGTGGTAAGAAAAAGTTTAAAGATTACATGAAAGAATCTATGAGCAGATATTTTGCAGACGGTGGTATTGCAGGTTTATCTGGCGGAGTGAAGTCAGGTCCACCACCAGAGTCGGGACCAATGTCTCAAGGGTTGCAAGGTCTATTAAATCGTGGTAAGAACATATAGGAGTATTAAATGGCAGATATAGACAAAGGACTCCCTAACACTCGTACAAAACTTGACATTCCTTCAGAAGAAGAGATGGCAGAAGAAGTTAGTGTTCAGGAAGAAGAAGCAGAACAAAAAGGACCCGTTGAAGTAGTACCAGAAGAAGATGGTGGTGCAACGATCGACTTTGAACCGGGAGCTATAAACATACCGGGCACAGAAAATCATTTTGATAATTTAGCAGATATTTTACCAGAGGAAAATTTAGAACCAATTGGAAGTGAGATGGTTCAAAATTACATGGACTACAAATCTTCTCGAAAAGATTGGGAGCAAGCTTACACAACTGGTTTAGATTTATTAGGATTTAAATACGAAAACAGAACTGAACCATTTCAAGGTGCATCAGGTGCAACACACCCAGTTCTTGCAGAAGCAGTCACACAGTTTCAAGCACAAGCTTACAAAGAATTATTACCTGCGGATGGACCAGTCAGAACACAAATTATAGGTGTTAAAAATCCTGGAACAGAGCAACAGTCTGAGCGTGTAAAAGATTACATGAATTATTTAATTATGGATCAGATGAAAGAATACGAATCAGAATTTGATTCGATGTTATTTCATTTACCATTAGCTGGATCAACATTTAAAAAAGTATACTACGATGTACCGATGGGTAGAGTAGTATCTAAGTTTGTACCAGCAGATGAATTAATCGTTCCGTATACAGCTACCTCATTAGATGATGCGGAAGCGATTATTCATACAATAAAAATGTCTGAAAACGAATTACGAAAACAACAAGTATCTGGTTTTTACAGAGACGTAGAACTTGGCCCACCAAGTAATGTTGAAAGAAATGACTTAGAAAAAAAAGAACGTGAATTAGATGGCACTAAAAAATCTGGTAAAAACGAACCAGTTTATACTTTGTTAGAGTGCCACGTAAACTTAGACCTGGAAGGTTTTGAAGATCAAGGAACTGATGGACCGACAGGAATAAAATTACCTTACATCGTAACAGTCGAAGAAGGTAGTAGAGAAGTTCTTTCTATTAGAAGGAACTATG